ACAATCTTCGGATTCACCACAGCTGTCAAAGGAAGGACGGTCTGAATAGTGAATCCGGTTTAGGTCGTCAATATCATTTGAAGTTTCCAACTTAGACTGGGGAACATACCAATGTTCGCGAACAACATCTGGCACACTGACGTGACCGCCAAAAATACCATAACACTCCAGGATGTGTCCTGGATCGGGGAGAATGTAAAATTTTCCATCGGAAGGATATGGATAGCCGTCATCGATAAGTCTGACCAATGTCTTAGGATCAATGGTTACTTCCTCAATGCCATACTGCACATGCAAATAGTCTAAAGCCTCGTACAGAATGTGTCTAACTTCTTCGTTAAAAAAATTGTCGTATAAATGACCTATGATCCGGCAGGCTGTAGCCTCAGGATCTATCTTGGAAGGATGTACGTTAAATGAATCAGGATAAAGTAGACGGACCAGCGTATCCATGGTGGGACGCCAGGGAGCATACAAATTCAAAGAAGATTCTTTCTTGACGAACTTGGACAAAAAATCAACATCGGTAAGACGCTTTCCAAAGTGAAAAGCGTCTTCGCGGACCGTGAGACGAAAACGCTTGTAGAATGCTCGCATTTTAGTGCGCAATTTCTCGCAATCGCATTCGTAACACTTGTCGTCTCCAGAGGAACAGGAACAAGAGAACATACCGACGGGATATCTAGTCAAATTGTCATCACCATAGATGGAACTGGGAGCTTCTGGAGCGCCCAACTCGACATTCATGACTTTGCTGATGGCCATATGAATAAGCGTATTACCGAAGGCAGTGTACGGAAATCCTGACTTCATGCCCTTCTTGGTTTGAAAGGCGAAGCCACCGGGAAGAATGATAACAGCATTTATCATATCGTCGAAATAAAAGTCATGCATTGATAGCCATTTTTCACGGTCCACCTCAGGAGCGAGCACTTCGCAAAGCACCTCGCGGAGGCAGTCGCGTAAAATCTCTAGAAGGGAAGCCTGTAGGCTAGTGTCCCATCCGCTAATGTCAACGCTGACGAAAATACAATCGTCATCGGTAGCGTAGCGTTCCATAAGGGCGTCACAGCCGCCATGGAACCAAGAATGGCCAATGGCAGAACTATTTTCTCCATAGTGCCTTCTCAAACCGCGGTTATACGGTTGGGCCATCTTACTAACGACCAAGCTATGGTCGCCGCCCATGTATTCTATGAGTCTGGCGGAAGGACCCTTGCCGCG